CATCTTACCCTAGAAAAAGATTTATCCGACTCTGTAAAAGAACACGGAATAGAAACAGTAAGAAAGTTCTTACACCCTTTATTAAAAGAAGCATTAAAAAAATAAAATTATGTCATCAACATTAACAACATATCCTATGCAAGAGGGAGTAACATATGAAACACCTCTTACAAGACATGAGCGTCTTCGTAATAGAATTCAGAAGTACTGCTTACCTGATCAAGCTGATAAAGTAATGCTTACTATATTAGCTGAAGTTCAGGGATATGACGCACAGGATACTCATCGTAATACTACTAGCATTATGGCAGAGCTAGCTGCAAGTACTTTAGGTATACAGATACCATGAGCTGGTCATATCAATTTAAAGAATTCACCGAGGACATGATTCCTGATGGTGCTGTGGGATTTGTCTACCAGATGGATGTTATTCTAGATGGTAGGCGAATGTCCTACATAGGCAAGAAGAACTTCTTTGCGGATGTTAAGACAAAGCTTTCTAAGAAGGCTATGCCTACTGATAAACGCAAGAAGGCTTACAAGCGTGTAAGAAAAACTGTATATCAAAACTACTATAGTAGTAATGAAAAACTTAAGGCAGCTCACAAGGCTGGGGTAGATATTAGGAGAACTATCCTAAAGATATGCTACTCTAAGACTGAGCTTTCTTATCAAGAAGTAAAGTACCAGTTTATGTGTGAAGTACTAGAGAAAGATTTCTGGTTAAACGCAAATATACTGGGGAGATTCTATAAACAAAAGTAATTATGGCAAGTATTAAATTAAGTGCACTTATCTCAAGACTACGAGATGAGGGTGTTACCCGTGTATACATAAACTATGATGGGTCAGGTGACTCAGGTTCTATTAGTGATATAGATTTTGAACCATTTAGATATGGTACAGATGAATATGTAAAAGTAAATGAGATGTTCTCTGGAGAACTAGAAGACTTTGGTTACCATATCTTAAATAATCACTATGACTGGGATTGGTATAACAACGATGGTGGTTACGGTAATGTATCTATTGATGTAGAAGACAGCACGGTTTCTGTAAATGGTTATGTAAGAACAACCGCGGAAGCATACGAGAGTATAGATATTGAAGATCTAGATTACTAATGGCTCATCCATATGATCATGCCCGTAGCTCTGTTAATAAATGGGGTGGGCAAATAGAAGATTACCTAGATATTCACAACTGGTTTGATGCTACTAAGTCTTGGCTAGGTGATAGCCGTCATAGATTATTTAGACATCACAGTGAAGGTATCTTTGAATGTGAAAAAGAATTTGGTTCTCACATTACTAACTCAGATGGTAAAAGAGTTATGGTTCGCTACATAGGTGAACAACATGTAAAAGAAGATTGCAATGGTTATATACCAAGTGCAAAAGAATGGATAACTAACCTAGATAATCCACCGTTGTGGATGTTAAAAACCCAAAAGATAAATGACTAGTAATCTTAAAATCACTGAGGCTGAGTACATCAACATGTTGAACATGGCTAACTCTTCAGATAAGAGTAACCTTAGTGTTGTACAAAGCATCTTAGAGAACATGGATATAGACACTAACATAGTCTATGTCTTAATGCTGTATAAAGAAATTAGTAGTGAGCAAAGAAGTATCTTGTTCACTGATCAGATAAGTGCTGTTGTAAACAAGCACGCTGTTATTAAAGACGGTAACTTTAAGAATGTAGATTGGGCAACTATTATACATATTGCTCAGAAAAAGAAAGATGATCCTTTGCAAGAAAGCTTTGCTATAGCTCGTTTCTCTAATGAGATAGAGACACAGCTTAAGGATGCAGGGTTCACCTTTATGGACAAGTATAAAATCAGCTTAACTAAGAGACATGGATAAACATGAAAGTCTAGCTAAAGCAAGTAAAGAACTAATGTTGAAGGAGCCTTTTTACGGGCTCTTTCTTATTGGGCTTAACAAGCTTTGGGAAAAGAGAGTTCCTACCGCAGGTGTGAGTAAGAACAATATTAATTATCAGCTTAGTATTAATGAGGAATTCTGGAATAGCTTAAGTCATGAGCACCGTATAGGTCTCTTGAAGCACGAGCTATTGCATATAGCATTCTTCCATCTTACTATGCATGATAACTTTGCAGATAAGAGACTAGCTAACATAGCTATGGACTTGGAGATCAATCAGTATATTGATAAGCAGTATCTTCCAGAAGGTGGGTGTACTATAGATAGTGATCCATTTAAACAATATAACTTACCACCTAAGGCAGGTTGTAGAGAGTATTATGAAATCCTATCTAAAGCTAAGGAGCAAGAACAGAAGAATGGTGGTGGTGACAAGAGTAAATTAGAAAAGATTCTAGATGCTATAGCTAATGGACAAAGTCACGATGAAGATGGTGACCCGGTTCCTGATCATAGCACATGGAAAGACTTTGAAGATTTACCTGAGGCAGAGAAGAAGCTTATAGAAAAACAACTAGAGCATACTCTTAAAGAAGTAGCAGAGCAAGTTAAGTCTCGTGGTACTTTACCTGGAGAGATGCAAGGTTTGTTAGATAAGATAAACAGCAGTGAGCCACCTAAGTTTGACTGGAAAGGTTATCTTAGAAGATTTGCTGGCGGTTCTCAGAATGTATTCACAAAGAAGCTTAGAAGAAAATTCAACAAGCGCTTTGAGGAGATGGCCGGTCTTAAGATAAAACCTAAGAGACACATCCTAGTTGCTATAGATACCAGTGGTTCTGTATGTGATGATGAGCTTAGAGAATTCTTCCACGAGATTGATCATATGTATAAAACAGGTACTGATATCACAGTGTTACAATGTGACACTAGGATTAATAGTATCAAGCCTTACAAGGCTGGAGACACTGTAGAAATATTTGGACGCGGTGGTACCGAGTTTGATCCAGTAATCGAGTATTATAATGAACATATTGGTCATTATAGCTGCATGATTTATTTAACAGATGGCGAATGCTACTGTAGTGTAAAACCAAGAGGTAAAATGCTATGGGTAATTTCTTCTAGATCTAATATGAATGAAGAACTTCCCGGGCCTAAAATTAAATTAAACTAAGTAAAATGAGTAAAGCACAATCAACACAGGTAAATCTTAACACAGACGAGTTAAAGACATTTGTAAATCATATTGTAACTAACAATAGATATCTACAGGCTAATGGTAAAATCCCAGTAGCAATTGCTGTAGAGGGTGAGGCTGGTATTGGTAAGACAAGTACCATTCTCGAGATAGGTAAAGACCTAGGTCTTAATGTTGTTAAGATTAATCTTGCTCAGATTGAGGAGATTGGTGACTTAACCGGTTTTCCTATTAAAGAATTTGAAGTAGTTAAGACTACTGATGATGGCAAGAAGGTATCCAAATGGGTACCTGAGAATGTAATGCCAATGTATGTTCAAAATAAATATGTTCCTAGTGGAGAGAAGCGTATGTCTCATGCTACTCCAGAATGGATACAGGGTAAAGAAGAAGGTGGTATCTTAATTCTTGATGACTATACTCGTGCAGACAGCAGATTCTTGCAGGCGTGTATGGAGTTAATTGACCGTCAAACTTATATCTCTTGGAAGCTACCAAAGGACTGGCATATCATCTTGACTACTAATCCAGATAATGGAGACTATAATGTTACTAGTATTGACGTAGCTCAGAAGACTCGTTTTATTACTACTAACTTAAAGTTTGATGCAGAATGCTGGGCACGTTGGGCAGAGCAAAATGAGATTGACTCTCGTTGTATTAACTTCTTGTTGATGCACCCTGAGACTGTAACTCAGAAAACTAATGCTCGTAGTATTACCACTTTCTTTAACAGTATCTCTAGCTTAGAGAACTTTGAAGAACACTTGCCACTAGTGCAGATGATTGGTGAAGGTAGTGTAGGTGCAGAGTTTGCTACTCTATTTACTACATTTATTCACAACAAGTTGGACCAAATGGTTTCTCCTAAGGACATGCTAACGCATACTAACTGGGAGCATATCAAAGGTCAGATGGGTAGTACTATGGGTAAAGTAGACGGTAATGATTATCGTGCAGATATTGCTAGCGTACTAGCACATCGCTTGATTAACTATACCGTACACTATTCTAATACAAATACTGTTGACCAAAAGATCATTGACCGTGTAACAAACTTTATCACAGATAAGGACTTGTTCACCAATGACCTTAAGTATGCAATTG